ATAATGGAATGATACAATTTAGAATGGGTAAAGATTGGGGTGGTTTCTCAATAGGCATAGTTCAAGTGGTATGTGAAGATTATACAGATAGTCTAGCATATCACGAACTAGGTCATTCCTATCAAAATGCTATCTTTGGAATATTTATGCCTTTCCTTGTATCAATTCCTTCTATGATTAGATATTGGTATAGAGAATTAAAATATTATCGTAAAGGTAAAGAACCTAAAACTGAATATGACAATTTTTGGGTAGAGGGGTCAGCCACAGAAATAGGAAAATATATTTATGAAACAAAAAGAGGTGAAAACGATGTACACTGAGAAGCTTAAAAAAATTATAGACGAGGCTATCATAGCTAAAGACTTACCTGAGAGCGAACAAGATAATATTGCTATCAATGAGTTGTATCTTATAAACAGTAATGAAACATATAAAGGAGCTTTCTATTCAGAAGATGAAGAAGAGCATTATAATCACATACTAATTATTGGTTATTCAATAAAAACTAAAAAATATTATTTCCTTTCAGACACATGGTCTGATGTATTAACACTTCAAAGCTTTGGTTCTGATAGAATTAGCATGGATATCCCTGTGGAATTAAATTGTTTTCGACTTTTCGGTTTTCATAAACCATATACTATCAAGTTGATTCAAAGTACAATATGGCTATCTAACGAAGAAAGAGAAGAGAAAGAGGTGGAATAATGATTACAATCCCAATTTGGTTATTAACATTATTAATAATTTTAGCTGCTCCTGTTGCACTTTTTGCAATTGCAATATCTTTATGTCTTATCACAGCTCCATTGTTTGCTCTTAGAGCAGCAGCGCTAGCAGACAGACACATGGAAGAAAAAAGGAGTGAAAAAGAAAATGGATAAAGATAAAATAGAAGATCAAGTTAATCATCCTGCTCATTATACAGACGGCAATATAGAAGTTATAGACTATATTGAAGATAAAGGATTAATAGAAGGGTTCTGTAAAGGAAATGTTATAAAATATGTTTCCAGGGCAGGAAAGAAAGAATCTGCTTCTCTAGAACTCCTAGATAAAGAAATTCAGGATCTAGAAAAAGCTCGTTGGTACTTAGATAGATTGATTACATATTATAAAAAACAAAGAAAGGAAAATTAAAACTATGATACTTAAAATCAGTTTATTTGTTTTATTAGCAATAATTATTTTATCTGTTACAGCAGGTATATTCATTGGTTATAGTTTAGATTTTTTAATTAGAAAAAGAAACGAAGCTGATGATGAAGAGGAATCTGAGGAGGACGATGAATAATGAATGTTTTTGCTTGGGTTTTATGGTGGGTTTACACTGTGTTTTTAGGTCTCGCAATTATAGGTGTAGTAACTACTATTATAATTTATAGAACTAGAAGATCTGGAAAAATATCTATTAAAATAGATGGAACAATAATTTTAACTATAACTACTTATATTTTTATTACCATGCTTGTTTTTGGTAATTATCTATAAGAAAAGCTTGCATTAATAAAAAACAATGATATAATAAAGGTGAGGTAAAAAAATGTTTTATAAATTATTATTATATAAGAAAAAAAATATCACTAAACACTGTGACACGGTTAGTTATTATATCGATGTGAAAGTCGGAGAATTAGCTTTTTTAGATAAAGAAGTGGCAGAATCAACCATGCAACAATTATTAGGACAAAATCTTTTCAGTAAGATAGAAATAGTTAAAGAATAGCAGTGTATGAATGGAGATGGTTAAATGAACTTAGAAGAAGCAATCAGACACTTGGAAGAAGAATTAGAAATTAAAGAGGATTGGTCTTGTGTGGCATGCAAAGAAGATCATCAACAGCTTCTTGAGTGGTTAAAAGAATTACAAGCGATTAAAAATGCTAATCCTAGCGAAGCATTAAAGTATGTAAATGGTAAAATTGCCGATTTAGAAGATGATTTACAACATTATACTATGGTTGAAAAAGATAAGTGTAAAGAGTTTTTTATAAGAGAAGATTTAAAGCAATTTACAAACATTAAACAAACTTTATTAAATGCACAAGAGCAAGAGAAAGAGAATGATATACTAAAGGAAATTATTAAGAGCCTATTTGATAGGGGTTGTCCTTTACACCAATATGTTGATAAAGATTGGGGATTAACAATTGAAGTTGATGATGAATGTTCAATTATGCACTTAGGTAAATATAGAGGTGTTGATTTGGATGAGAAATTAAAAGAGGTGCTAAAAAAATGAGTAAAGAATTAGAAATGCTAAAAGATTTAATAGTTGATTTTGATGAGATGGGATATGAGCCATCAATAACATTATGTCCAAATAGAATAGAAGAAATTAATAGTTTTGGAAGAAGATTAAAAAATGTCTTACTTACTTTTCAAGAGCAAGAAAAGGTTATTAAAATCTTAGCTAAAAAGCAAATTTACTTAGGTTTTATTCATTGGTATAACACTTATGAGGAATATAATAGTAATCGAGCATATTGCGGCGTAACTTGTGATGAATTAACCGAAGAAGAGTTTAACTTGCTAAAGAAGTGGTTAAAATAAGGAGAAATAAGTTATGAACAAATTTACTAAAATTAACGAGTTAATTAAAACTCTATATAATTATGTAAGCGGAGTTCTTATTGCAAATTTTATAGTTATAACCGCAGAGCTTGTAAGAATAATTCTTAACTCTTGCGGCGTAATTTCAAATACGGCTAATCTTTATTGGGCAATAGGTTCAATGAGTATTGCACTTTTCTTATTACTTTTTCTCATTGTCATCTGTTGCACAATTACATTTAGAGTAGTAGTGTTATTAAAAGACCAAGTTGAAGAATTAACAAAGAAAATTGAAGAAAAACAAGAAGATAAGGAATAGGAGGTTTTTATGACAGACATTGTATCAGTAGATGAATTAGACGATGAATTCCAAGCCAATTTGATAGATTTTATTAAAAAGAATTGTAAAAAAGATTTTTATGTTGAAGTCTGTTTTGTAGGAGGTAGTGTTATTATATCAAAACCTGTAAACAAACTAGCAATTCATAAGCATTGTTCTAATATTGATAAGAATTTAGTAGAGATGTGCAATTTTGACCGCACTTTGTATCAAATTGAGCTTGAGGACAATATTGCGGCAGAACTTGACGACATAAGAGATTTAGTATAGAGGTGAAAGAAAATGACGGTTTTTGGTTGGATATTATTTAGTTTATCATTATTTAATTTTGGTTTAAGTATATGTCTTTTTGTTGGTAAAGTAATTGCGATTTCTAGTGGCAGCAATGAAACAGTATCAATACGAATTGATTTATTTGATTTAATTTTAAATACAGGTTTCTTTGTATTTGTCTGTATGTATTTATTCTAATCAAATAAATAAAATTATAAGAGTAATAGGTATTATTACTCTTTTTTCTTGACAAAGATAAATTTTTATATTATATTATATAGTAAAGAGGTGATAAAATGTTTATTGAAGTAACTCCAATAGATGATGAAATGGAAAATAAAATAATAAAACTTGGTGGTCAATTAAGCAAAGAAAGTAAAGACAAAACTTATTTTATTGATGTTAAGGGACAAGATATATTAAGTGTACTAAGAGAAATTTTCTCAATTGACAGCAATGATGATGTATTAAAATTCCAAGATTTACATTTGAAAGAATATTACTACAATAGAGAAATCAATAACTTTATCACTAAGTATGAGTAGATAAGGAGATGAGAATATGCAAGTTTTACAAGTTAGAGTACCTAGAGCCGCAGAGAAAGAAAGAGTAAAGTTTACTGCGCATTTAGTTGCAATTGCTTCAAAATATGCTAGTGATATGTATATAACTAGCGAAAGATTAAATGTTGATTTGAAATCTGTTATGGGTATGATGACAATAGTAATCAATGATGGAAAAGAATTTACTATTGAAATTAACGGAATTGACGAACAAGAAGCAAAAAATGCTATTTCAAATTATTTTGCTAGTGAAAAGATTTAATGCGGGTTAATTATATGAAGAATAATGATAAAGTAGTTACAAAGTGTATGGTTTGCAATGATATGATAGAAATTGATAATAGCGAATTAAATAGTTATTATCAAAAACTAATTCTTTGTGATAGATGCAGGCAAAGCTTGTTATTTATTAAAGATAATTATGAAATCATTAATAAAATTGTAAAGTCATATGAAAAACCATCAATTAGTGATGAAAAGATTGAAATAGAAGACTCTATTGCCGCATCGGGTAATGATATTTACAATGTAAGAGAAATATTCAAATAATTCTTAAAATTGACAAGAGATAATAAAAGTATTATAATAATAATGCAGTGGTAGAGTGATTTGTGAGTCGTAGTAGACTTAAGCAACTTAGGCTCGCGGAAAACCTTCACAAGTCGGGGGAGACTAGTGATGAGTTTTTAATTTAGGCACAGGGGTGTAACGCTGTTGCTTTGTTCCGTCCTCAAGCGGATGGCGCTGTAGGGACTATGTCCCTTTATTTTTTATGGTGGTGATAAAATGGCTAGAAAAAAATATAAGGCAAGAACTGATTTTTTCGAGATACCTGAACAAGGAACAGGTGTTGGCTATATTTATTTAATGTATACTGATAGAGCAAAAAGTAACTTATGTTATGTTGGTCAGTCAACAGCTAATGGAATTAGTCGTTTAAAAAAACATTTTACTAATACATACACGGAATCGGGTAGTTCAGACCCATCAACTCAAATAATAAGACAATGACCACTAAAGTTTATTAATTTTGATTGTTATTTTTGCAAGGGTGGTCGATATTATGGCTTTTCTAGAGAAGCCTATGTTGAATTTTTTAGTAAGTTTAGAAAAAAAGGTGGAGCGAGAATCAATCCTGAACATTCAGCTACTACTATTAAAGAAAGTGTTAGTTTAATAAAAATAAAATTAGATTATCTAAAAGATAAAAATGGCAATGATTATTATGTTACTACGGGAGATCTTTTAAACGTAGCTGAAATCTTATGAGCTTGTAAAATGAGATTGCTTGGCTATCAAATGTTAAACCAAGATATGGGTGGTCAACAAAATGTTTGAGAATATCAGGATTTAAATGGTCAATGAATTCCTATTACAGCTATTACAACAAATATTGACCAGTTTATAAAAATTATTTTATCTACTAATTTAAGCGACATTGATAGAAAAATGCTTTTATCAGTAAAAAATAAAATTGACCCATTATTAGAAAAAATGCTAGATGAAAATTTAGCAGATATATTAACTTACGCTATAATTGATACAATAAAGAATTGTAAAAATTTAATGTCAGAAGAATCTTCTATTTATTTAAGAGATGTAGTAAAAAATGTTATTGTTGCAATGTTTTCTGGAGGACGAAAACGACTAAAAAAACTTAGCGGCAAAACTATGCAAGCGTTTGAAAAATTCAAACAAGACCTAAATGCGGTGTTAACTCCAGATGAAAAAATGTATGTAGGACTTATTGATATAGAAGAACAAGTTGCTATAGAACAACCTATTATAGAAGATTTTATGAATAGTTTAATTTTAGATATTGCTGGTAAATTAACAACAAGTTTTTTACAATTAAATAAAAATTTAACAAAAATAAGTGAATTAGATTGAAAATTTTATATAAAAGACCATTTAATATCTGTTAAAGGAAAAAATGGAGTAAATAAAGAAAATAATATTAGAAAATCTTTCACTGCCTCAATTGAACAGTATTTAAAACTTCCAACAGTTGAAGACCTTTCAAATACAGGAAACTTATTGAGTGGAGGTTTTCCAGTTCCAGATGCTACAATAACTAATGAAGAAAAATGAAATTGAACTATAGAAAGATTTGATATAATCATAAAAGATGTTCTTGATAGTAATAAAAGTTTGGTAGGTTTAGCAACAGCACCAGATGCCGCATCTCATTTCTTTCTTTACGATGATGAGCATGCATTATTAAGTTCTTCCAAATTGAAAACATCAACAGATACTTTAAGTTATCAAGTAAGAAAAGAATATTTTAAATGATTATCTCCTTTGAATAGAATTTTAACAGAATGACGAGATTTCTTTTCTACTCTTTATGCTTTAGGAGATGCTAGATGGGATACTGAAGAAACAAGTGATGGTCAAATAGCAATATTAAAAGAAAAATATAAAGTTGAGGGAGTATCAGAAGACCCTGTAAAAATTGGTTTTTTCTTAAAAGAGCCAGGTACTTTCTTTACACATACAGATAAGAATATGAGTGTTAAAACCGTAACATTCTAGAAAGGAAAAAATAAATGTATAAGATATTATGGAAAAAATTACAGGATAATGCTATTATCCCTTCAAAGACAAAGGAAAACATTGGATATGATATTTATCATACAAACACCGAAGACTTTGAGATTGCGCCGCACGAGACAGTTATGGTTCCAACAGGACTTGCAGCCGCAATAGTAGAAGAAGAATTTTATAGTGTAGAACCTAAGTCTAGTAATAGATTCGCTTTAATTGCGAAGGATCGCGGCAGCACTGGTAGCATAGGCTTGCATACTCACTGCGGCGTAATTGATGCAGGATACAGAGGCGAAATTTTTATCGCACTTAGCAACACAAACAATGCTCCAATCATTTTCACTTCAAAAGTAAAGAAAACTCAAAGAGTATGCGTTGGAGATGAAGTACTTAAAATCTTATATCCTCTTGATAAAGCAATTGCGCAATTAATTGTGGTTGAAAGTTATGACCTTATCAGTGAAGAAATAACTAACGATGAAACTTGGATTAAATTATGTAATACAGAAAGAGGAGAAGGCAAGCTAGGTTCTAGCCAGAAATAATGCGGAACATGGCGCTGATTTCCATTTAGACCACATAAATTTTTGGATAAATTTAAAAAACTTCTTGACTTTTTCTCAAAAAAATTATATAATATTATTGTAATAAAAAGGAAGTGATAACATATGAAAGCAAAAAATCTAATAAAGATTTTAAATAGAGAAAAGAACGCAGAAATAACAATTTGCGGCAAAACTATTGAAGGCTTTAATATCACTTACTCATGCGATTCAAATGGCAATTGGTTTATGAATTTAGAACCAAAAACTGTTAGTAACAAACCAAAAAATATTGAAAATTAATCAAAATTTTCTTGACATTGCTTAAAAAATTTTATATAATATAAATGTAAAAAGAAAATAAATATTTTGACCTAGGCAAGTCGTAAAACTGCTAGATATTATCATACTCACGAAGCCTCTGATATTATTGAGAAAATAGTAGTCGTTCTTAAAAGTCTACTGCGTACGCAAAATTCGGAAAAGCATAGTGATACTACTATGATAACCAAACAAAAAAAATCAAAAAATAAATTAAGAAAAGGATGTATTTACAAATGGAAAACGAAGTAAAAGTAACAAAATCAAATAAGGCAACTGAATTAAAGTATACTGACGGTGAATTAGCAGCTATCGCTAAGTTACAAGAAGAAGCAGTTGGTGCTGAAAATGCTAAGACTTACTCTGAATTAGGATTAACTTCTGCAGTTTTAACTTCATTAGTTAAGAAAGCTAACGATGAAAGACCAATGGCTGAAGGATTCACTAGAGTTAATGTTTGCAAGATTGATGTAGAAAGAACAATCACTGAAGTTAAGACTTTCAAGGGTTATTACATTGACTAATTATTAGTCGCAAACAAAAAAATTGTTTTATATTAAATAGATAGTAAGAGTTGGTTAATTCCAACTCTTCAAAAATCTATAAAAATTTTTAGTTGCAAGGGAGATAAGATGGAAGAAGTAAAACAATCACTTGCTTTTAAAGATTTCTTACATAAGTTAGAAAATGAGCCATTAGAAATAAAAGAAAAGGCTAATGGTACAGCAACAATTCAACAGACAACACGAAATCAACTTCGCGAAGAAGGTGTTGCCGCATTACTTGGTGATTTAACAACACTATACGGTGATGAGTTTGATATTGTAGAAACTGCGGATGGGATCTGTTTCGTTGCGGAAAACGAAGATAGTGATATTACAATAACATGAGAACTTAAATCAACAATCAAATCTATTGATTATGACCCTTTTTTAGAGGCAGATAGATATGACCAAATGCGAGCTGAAAAGAATGCGAAAAAAGAAGCCAGAGAAAAAGAAAAGGCTAATAAAGAAGAGCTTGTAAGAATAAAAAGAGCGCAAAAGTTGGCTGAAATTGAAGCAAAGAAAAATAATTAAAAATATACTCGCATACCGATGTATGCGGGTTTTTTGTTAGAACATTTATCTAATTTTTGAAAATAAATAGAGAATATACTATATTATAATTATAGAAGAAAGGAAATTATAGGCATACAACTCCAGCATTATTATTCGTATACCAAGTTTTTAGTTGGCTACATAAAATCCTTTCTTCTTTTTTTATAAAAAATATATACATATATTTCTTGGAGTGATAACACGTGGCAAAGAGCAGTAAAACTGAAATAAAATTTGATTTCAATAAAGAACAAAAAGAATTATCAAGAATGATTTTAGAAAGAAACGATAAGGGTAATATCGTTATATGCGAAGGAAGAGCGGGAACAGGCAAGAATTTTACCGCAATTTGGAGTTGCATAAAGAAAAAAGAAGATTTGCAACACACTGAACTATATTACACTCGTGCGGTTGTCGGCGTAGATGATGAGAAGTTGGGCTTCTTGCCAGGCGAAGTAGGAGATAAATTTTGTCAATACACTTATCCTTTAATTGATAATTTAAATGCAATAGAAAGAATATCAAATGGAGCTTATAACGCAAACAGTTTAAAAAGTAATTGGAAAACTGCACCTACAACATTTTTAAGAGGAAGAACTTTTGACCAAACAATGTTTATTATTGATGAATGTCAAAATTTAAGTTATATGCAGTTGAAAACAATTTTAACAAGAATAGGTCAGTATAGTACTTTTATATTATTAGGCGACTCTGGTCAGATTGATAGTATAAAACAACAAAGACTAAAAAAGAAACGTGGCTATTGTGATTTCGAAATGGTTATGGATTTTTTAGGCAAAAAAGGTATTAAAACAATACATATGATAGAAGTAAAAAGAAGTGGTATGGCTGGTCAATTAAATGATTGGTTTGAAGAGCTAGAAAAAAGCGACTTGTTTACTGAAAATGAATAGGTGAAATAAATAATAAACAAAAAGTGTAATTTTTCTTGACAAAAGGAAAAGAATGGTTTATAATATAAATATAGTAAGAAAGGAAAAAGAATAAAATGGAATTAAAAAATTTATTAGAATATGTTGAAAGTTTAGGTTCAAATTTAGATAAGATTGAAGTTAAAATTTCAGTTCAAGATGGTTTTAAATTCGTCACTGAAACAAAAGAAACTTTTGTATATGAAGATGAAGTAGATGCTAATGAAAAAGTTGATGAAGTTCGTCAAAATCGCGGTTTCAAGGGCGTTGATAAGAAAGACAAAGAAGCCAAGTATAATAAAAATGGCGAAATGACTAAACCAGAAAGTCATACTGTTGTAGCAAAACTATTACACTAATTAAAGAGGTGATAACAATGGCATATGGTAGTTCTGGTATCTATTGTATCACAAATAGTAAAACAGGAAAAAAGTATATAGGGCAAACAAATAATTTAGCAAAGCGTAAAGTGCAGCATTTATCCGCATTAAGAACTCATGTTCATGATAATCGACTAATGCAAGCGGACTGAGATGCGGATGAAGATGCGGAAAAACATTTTAAGTTTGAAATTATAGAAAAATGTCCGCAATCAAAAATGAATGAACGAGAAAATTATTGAATTCAAGAATTAGAAACTTGAGCTCCTAATGGTTATAATATAAATTGGAAACCGGTGAATCGTGAAAAAATTAGAGAAGCGAAAAAGAAAAAAGGATATCATAAAACTCGTTAATTTAATCAAAAACTATATATAAGCGTGAGTTTTACTCCGCTTACTTAGGGGTATGAGAGGTAACGGTAACCGTAGAGTCTTCAAAACTTATGATCCCTGTTCGAATCGGGGTACCCCTGCCATTATAAAGAATAACAACAACATCATTAGAGCATAAAATTGACTTTATGCTCTTTTTTTTCTATAATATAATTGGGTAAGAGAAGAAACAAATTCAGCTTTGAGGTAAAACACATGGCTAAAGAGTTTAAAAAGTGGTTAGATGAGTTTGTAGCCGCAGGACAAAACCCTGTAGATGTTCCAAACTGGCCTCGAGGCGGTGGTACTGGAGGAAACATCGAATACCACACAACTGAATATTATAACATAGAACACAAAACAGAAATTTATCCCGCAGGTACAATATTAATCTATAGCGATTACAAAACAGACGCACAAGGTAAATTAGTACCGGGAGTAAAAGTCTCAGATGGTTTAGCTTATGTGATTGATTTACCGTTCATCACAGAGACCGAAGAAGCGGCGCTAGAAATAGCAGATGAGGCTTTAGAACAATCAACAGAAGCTCTCGAAGCCGTAAATGCGGTTCAAACATTGATTGATGAGAAAGAAACATCATGAGACAACAAAATTACGTGCTCAGATGAACCAGTTCAGAACGAAACCTTAATCTTTACACGTAACTAAAGCGGTGCAACTTTGGCTTAAAATTGCAGTAAAATTAATTTATAATTAATCAATTTTCCCCGCAACTTTTATGTAAACCAATTTTACATCGCAACAAATATTATTTTATACGAGGTGCAATAAAATGCCAAAAGCTTATATTAGTCAAATTACACTTCCTAGTGGTAGTACTTATATATTAAAGGATGCCGAATTAAGAGCAGCCGTAGGTATTCAGGATTATGACACAGGTGTAGCATATTCTAAAGGTGATTATTTATTTTATGACGGTAAATTATATATTGTAAATGCTGATATTACTGATAGTGCTAATACAAAATTCTCAGATGTTAATACAACTCCAACAACAGTTAACGACGACATTAATAAAAAATATAATGAATTAAAAGAATTAATTGATGGTGGTGTTCATTATAGAGGTGTCACAACTACAGCATTAACTGATGGTTCTATGACTAATCCTATCACAATTAATGGAGAATCATACACAGCAGAAGTTGGTGACTTAGTTATTTATCGAGAAACCGGTAAAGCAGATAGAGAATTCATTTTCAATGGAACATCTTGGGATGAATTTGGTGTAGGTATTAGTACTTTAGGAGCATTAGCATTTAAGAATAGTGCAACTGGTCCTTATGTAAAACCTACAGGTTTAGGTACAGTAAATATTCCTAATACATTCAAATTTACAGGCACACAAGACCAACAAATTTCAGTTCAATCAGGAACATTTAATAGAATTACAGCATTAAATGAAACTACTAAATATGTTAAAGCAACTGCATCAGGAACAGCATTAAGTGAAGTTACACAACCTACAATTACTCTTGCTTCAAATTCTGAAACAGGTGCTGGT